GACCTTATCCAGTATGCCTACCACAATGATGTAGTCATCTGCACAACCCCACAGGGCGTGAGAGCTGTTTAGGTCGCTCAGCGCAGTATCGGCAATGCCGGATATCTTCACACCGTCATACTGTTTGAAGTTCTTGCCGATGCCGGTGGAGGAGATCTTGATGTAGGTGGTAGCAATACTTACCCACATTGCATTGGATGCGGAATACTTCTTGAGGGTGTTCGGTGTGGAAGATGTGTCGATCCACAACTGTCCGTCTTTAGGTTCGGCAGGCGCAGTATTCGATGGGGTTGCGTTTTCGTATGCATCACCTGTCACCGTGCAGAGTGTAAAGGTTACATCCGACACCGTGGTATAAGTCGCATCAATGTCACCTTTGTCATCGGTCTTGACTGTGTTGATATACTTTCTGTCCGGCATAATGATGACATACGCGCCCATAGAGATAAGATCCTTAGGTCTGTCTGTCAGACCCATCTCGACCCTTTCATCACCGATAACGAATGCAGAGCCGTCCACATAGCACAGTTTGTCCTTGGCGATCAGTCCGTTCGCACGGATGCCATCCTTGTAGACACCTCTGCTGCCTCTGGGAGCGAGGACAGGGTAGTAATCGGAAGTCATGTTCTTCATATCGTAGAACTCACTGTCTCCGATGCGCAGATTGTGGTTATATCCATAGAACGCATCCGACATCTGCCTGGACTTCTCTTTCACATAAAGAGTAGGATATTCCATACTCACCCCTCCTCGTTAAAAAATGAACCGATTGCCTTGGCTTAATGGCATATGGGTTCTCGTGTAGTGCTTCTTGTAGCCTTCGTAGGCGTTGTTGAACAGGATGATGGCGTTGTTGTAACGGCTGTCATCACTGTTGTGATAGTCGATCATAGCCTCCAACCACCGCAGGTACATCTCATCGTAGGGTGCAGGAACGAGCAGTTCCGTCTCCTGATCATTGATGCTGTCATAGCCATAGAAGAAGATAGGCTCATTACATTCGTGAGCATCGATGATCTGACTCTTCACTCTGGCATCCAAAGTGGACAGCCACTCGATCTTGTCCTCCGGGGTGTAGGTGTTAGGTTTCAATGCATCGACCTTGGAAATTGCTTCAGCGATTTTCATTGTCTTCACTCCTATCGTAAAAAGGGGAGCCGCTGAAGCCCCCCTTTGATTATTTGGATGCTTCCAGCATCTGCTCCATCTTTTCGTCCAGTTTTGCCTGCGCTCTCTGGGATCTCTCGATCTCAGCAGCTACACAGGCAGGTACCAGAGATTTCTTACCTCTCGGAAGCAGGTAGTTGACACCATTCACACTCACGAAGAGGTTGGGTCATCGTTTGCGTAACCCTTGGGTACGAACACCTCTACGCGCTCGTCCTTGACGGTCTTGGCAGGCGTGGAAGCCTTAGTTTCGGTATTAGCCATTATTTATTCCTCCTAAAAATTGAGGGGGCAGGGCTTTCGCCTTGCCCCCAAGAATATGGATTTAGTTCTCCTCGTCAGTTGCGCTGAAGCTGGAGCAGCTCATGACACGCAGAGTGCGCTCAGGATACAGGATGGTAGCACCGTTGGTCTCGAACTTGTAGCCGATGGTGCTGAACTGGTTCAGAGGACCGCCAACCTGGGACTTGTCCTTCACGATCATCTCCAGTGCGCCGCCTTCGGGATCGATGATGCCGAAAGCATCCTTACCGAAGAAGTAGGTAGCGTAGGTTGCGCCGCCTGCCTTGTTGACATACTCGCCCTTCAGGATGGGAGCGAAGACATTCTCGATGAAGCGGACACCGTGCAGTTCACCAATTTCACCGTTGAAGATCTCGGTGGTAGCGGCATACTTGTGAGCCTCGATCCACTCCTTGGACTTACGCAGATCGTAAGCAACAGAGGGATGAATGACAGCGTAGTACTTGCCGTTGATGGTAGGTACACGGTCCTTCTTCATCTTGGTCACAGACTTGGCTACCATATCGGGAGTCAGCAAGGACATGGTCTCTGCGGTAGCCTCCATAGCATTGGGAGCGTCAGGAGTGCCGACCACAGCGCCGGTGGCCACGGTGATGTTGTCGCAGTACAGCACATTGGTGTTGACCAGCAATGCATCACGAATCAGGGTTTCCTGAGTCTCAGCAGCGGAAGCGCCCATTTCCTCGGTAGCGCCCAGAATGACATCGTCATATGCGCGCATTTCCAGCTTGTCAGAAACAGTAGCGTAAGTACCGTACTGGTTGATGGAACCAGTCTTGGAACTCATACCGAACTTCTGACCAGTGGGGATGACACCTTCCTGCAGCTGGCCAGCCTTGGCGAAGGTGTTCCACTTACGCCATTCCACAGTAGTACCGTGGTTAGCAGGCAGAGCCTGCTTCTTAGCAAACTGAGCATAGAACAGTTCTACACGAGCGTTTTCCAACAGTTCGGTATCGTAGAAGGTCTTCAGTTCGCCGGACAGTGTGTTGGCACCTTCAAAAGCGGTGACATCGCCAGTATAGGCATTGACATAGTTGCCGGTAGCATTGACGAGAGTACCTGCATCAGCAAACATCTGCAGGTTGAACAGATTGATAATTTCTTTCATGATAGTTTTCTCCTTTTCCGTAAGTATGGAGAGGAGAACTATATGCCTTATCTTCCGGGATACAGTTTCTCCCCTCTTGCGGCAGCGGCACGGATCTGCTGTTTCAAAGCCTCTCTCTGTGCCTTACTTGCCTTTGAGTAGTCGAATGTAGTCACGGAAGCGGATTGACCTGATGTACCATTTTCGTCCGGGCGTCTGGAGCCTGCCTGAATCGCGTTGGAGATGTTCTGTGCAGTCCGTTGCGCTATCACCTGCGATTGGGCTGCCGCGATCTCTTTACGATGTACGGCGTTGTAGGCATCCTCGACACTCATAATGCCATGACCCGGTGCAACCATTCTCGCAAATGCAGGATTCTGCAGTTCAGTACGAAGGTCGAAATTGGGGAACACTTTTTTCAGTGCCTCGCCCTGTTGCTCCAGGTTTCTGAAGTGATCGTGGAGTCTTTGCTGCTCCAGATTCTCCTGTTCCTGTTGCTCTGCCCTCTTCTGCCTTGCTTTTCCAAGTTCGTCATCGACAACTTGTTCCGCAGTCGCATAAGATACACCCATTTCCAGCGCCCTATCCTCGATATAGGATTTCTTATCACTGATGGCTTTTGCAAGCGCATCATAGTCGATATTCGCTGGGTCTTGACCATACTTTAATGCCAGCACTTCCAATGCCGGTTCCAGTTTAGCCAAGGACTCTTCTGCATTCTTTGCGGACCGTAAACGAGACTGTACGATGGCTTGGATCTCCTTGTTGTACTCAGGGTCTGCCTTGATCTCATCCCAACTCATACGAGTGGGGGTTGTGGTCTCGATCTTCTCTTCCGTGGGGTTTTCTTCAGCAGTTGCGACCTGCTCTTGAGCTTTAAGCTCCTGTGCCTGACTCGGTGCAGTGCGCACAGCACCTTCTGGCAACTTAGCCGATGCTCTCTTCGCTCTCTTTCTAAGCTTCTCCTCAGGAACACCCAATTCCAGGAGTCGCTGGTCTTCGGCGGCAAGACCTTCATTTGCGCCCGATACGGCTCCTTCTCCACCGCCTTCTCCACCGGCAGATGCACCTGCACCTTCGCCTGCGAAAAGCTGAAGCAAGAACCACTTGTTTTTTGTCATGAGTAAATCCTCCGATGTAATCTGTCCGTCTGGGTGGACGAGTCCCATATATGCCAATTTCGTGAAGCCACGAAAATGGTTACGAAGTGAGAGCCGGGGTACTATCGCCGCCCCCCGGCAAGGCGGCTATAACAGGAGGTGATTGCTGTTACTGTTATGAGTATAAACTATTCGTGGGGCGTTTCTCTAACCCCTGACATCATAAGAAATATTATCAGGATATTTGGTGGATAAAAGTTCAAATCCCACGCAGATCGCACGGTAGATTTGCTCCACGGAGTCCTTGTATCTCCTGTAGGGAGTGCATTGGATCTCAGCATTACCTTCATCCAATTTGATTATCACATTTCTCACGGCTTCCTGTGCCTCCATATAGGACACATTGCCTGCAAGGGTCAGTGCCAAAGCAGATGCGGAGGCGCATACCAGATCATGACCTTCAGGTCCGCTGCCTGCGTGGCCTTCCACGGTCA